AGACTTTATAGTTTCTTTGATGGAGTTGCGATCACAAAGTTCTGTACTCCAAAACTCATTGAAATTGAAATGACTCACGGAACTTTCACTGCAGGTGAAACAGTGGTTGGTGCCATGGATAANGGNGGTGCAGTTTCAAATAATTCTGCTTCTGTTCCATCAATAAGATTTAGAGTTGCAAGTTCTAATCATAAGTTTGGTCCATACACTGCTCCTACAGACATATACAACGTAAATCCCTATAATAGAGACCTTCAAGTTCCGGCAACTTACTCTGAGTCCTCTTCACTTTTGAACGTTGACTTGTTCAGTCTTCAGTCCACGGATTTCCCACAATTCGATGGATACATTGGAAAAGATATGGTCTTAACTGGTCAATCAAGTGGTGCTCAGGCTAGGGTGAGAAATAGACGACTGACTACCGATAGAGTTGGAACTTTACTCGCATCATTTAAAGTACCTGAGTCTGGAAATTCATCTAACCCTGTATTCGAAACTGGTAGATCTACATTAAGACTTACAAGTAGTAAAACCAATAGTATGATTGAGGGTACGGTCACCACGGCTGGTGATGCTATCTTCTATTCGCAGGGTGACCTTTCCACTACTCAAGAGACTACTTTGTCTCTTAGAAACGCAACCGTCATTCAAGAGGACTTCTCTCAGAATCAGACACTTTCTGATACAGCAACATCTAATACAATCACAGTTACATCAACAGATACAAATACTCAAGTAACTGACGTTGACTTAGAACTTGGTGGAACTTTACCACCTCCACAAATTATTGTTCAACCACCACCACCCCCAAGATTCACGGGTGGTGGTAACACAGGTGACCCACTTGCACAAACATTCACAGTCGATGATGAGACAGGTATCTTTGTAACGAAGGTAGATTTCTTCTTCAGAACAAAGGCTGAAAGTGCTCCAGTGATGTTCCATATTAGAGAAACCAAATTGGGACAACCATCTCGTAAAGTTGTTCCATTCTCTGAAGTTTCACTTGATCCTGATCAGGTCAACCTCAGTGATGATGGTACAGTTGCAACTACCTTTACTTTCCAATCACCAGTCTACCTTGAAGGAGAGACTGAATATGCGATGGTATTGATGTCTCATGCAACAGACTATACTGTCTATATCAGTAGATTGGGTGAGGCAGACATCACAACATTAGGTGGTGGTGAATCCGATCAGGTTATTGTTTCGGAGCAACCACTCCTCGGTTCACTATTCAAGTCACAAAACGCTTCTATNTGGACTCCAAGTCANTANGAGGACCTTAAGTTCAAACTTTATAGAGCCAATTTCAAATCTACTGGTAGTGTTTCTTTCTTCAATCCACTTTTACCAGAATCTCTTGAAAAAGTTGATCCCAATGGTCTTTCACTTGAATCAAGACAAGTCAGAGTTGGTCTTGGAACCACTGTCAACGATGCCAGTGTACCTGAACCATTACAACTTGGTAATACAGTCAAACAGTTGAGTATTGGAGCACAAGGTACTCTTGTAGCGTTTGCTGGGTCAGCAACAGGTACCATGAATGTTACTAATGTTGGTGCTGGTTTCACTCCATCAGCTGGTGGATTTACTTATACTGGTGTTGCACTTACAGCAATTACTGGTAAAGGTATAAACGCAACCGCAGACATTCAGATCCTAAATGGTGTTGCACTTGGTGCTACAATCAATGCAGGTGGTAGTGGTTATGTAGTTGGCGACGTATTGACCCCAGTTAGTATTGGTAACCTCGATCTTGGATCTGGTATTCAACTTTCTGTATCAGAAATACTTGGAAACAACACACTTGTCCTTGAAAATGTACAAGGTAATTTCTCCACAAATTCCGCTTATCCTCTTCACTATGAAAACAACGTTGGGTTCACTACAGAGCTCAACGGTGTAGGTGGAGACGTTATTCCTTTATCACCAATTAATGTAACTCATCAAGGTGACTACATCAGAGTCTTCAAGAGAAATCATGGTTTATACTCCAATGTTAATAGAGTCACAATTAGTGATGTAAGAAGCGACTTTACACCAAATACTTTATCACAAAAATATGCATTTGACACAACATCATTTATAACTCTTGAAACTGATGCATCAGGCTATAACACGTTTGAAAACCTTGGTGTTGGTGGTACTAATCCTGGATACGTTCAAATTGGTGATGAAATCATTAGTTATACTGGAGTCAATGGAAGAACACTTACTGGTGTAACCAGAGGTGTTGATAACACTACGATTGCAACTCATAGTTCTGGTGAGTTGGTGTATAAGTATGAGTTGGATGGTGTATCACTGAGAAGAATTAATAGAGAACATCAACTGATTAATGTTACCGCAGCTGACCTTGATGAACCAGCTATTGGACTTGATTATTACTACGTGAAAGTACAAATGAATGCCAATGGTACTAACAGAGCACCTGGTAATGCACCTGGATTCCCTCCTCTGTACTTCAATGAAAGAAAGGTTGCAGGTGGTCCTGACGTTAAGAGCACTTACAACTTACCATTCCACTTGATTACACCAAGAGTTACAAATATCACACCTCTTGGAACCACTCTCATTTCTCAGGCAAGAACTGTCACTGCCTCAAGTGTATCGGGTAATCAGGAGAATATGCTTGATAGAGGATTCCAAAGAGTCAACTTGTTTGAGAAGAATTACTTTGATTCTCTTAGAATGGTTGCATCTTCAAGAAATGAGGAACTCTTATTGGATTCCGATCTCTTCCCTGGTGACAGATCATTCTCTATGTTATTCAATCTTGTAACAACGGATACAAGAATAAGTCCTGCAATTGACCTTGACAATGCATCTGTTGTATTCACATCAAATAGGGTGAATCAACCAGTTACGAATTATGCAGATGATTTTAAAGTTTCTACAACAACAGAAGATCCAAATAGATTCTTCTATGTTTCTAAGAATATTACTTTAGAAAATCCTGCAACATCTCTTGAAGTCTTACTTGATGCTTATTGTTCAACAAGAAACGATATCAGAGTCTTCTACGCAGTTGATCAAGATGTCCCAGTTGATGAGACGGTCTTTATTCCATTCCCTGGATTTGCAAACATTGATTCTAATGGTTCAGTTCTTGAACGTGGTAATAGTAATGGAACTCCAGATACTTTTGTTCCTAAGAGAGATTCTTATGAGGTCGATCCCTCAGTAAATCTCTTCAGAGAATATAAGTTCACTGTTGACGATTTAGTTTCGTTCAGATCGTTTAGAATCAAGGTCATTGGTACATCAACTGATCAGGCAGTGGCCCCAATGATTAGAAATCTGAGAGGTATCGCATTAGCATAATGAGTAAAATGATTCCAGTTGAAGGCATGGATGGGTATTATAGAGATACCCATTCAGGTGCCATTGTTAATAAAAATAATAATGATTTTCAGTCATATTTGAAACGTCGTGAGAAGTTGAACGGACAACAACAAAACTTCGTTGATTTACAAGATGAGGTTGAAAACTTGAAAACTGACGTGAGTGACATTAAGAATATGCTTCATACCATCACCGATTTATTAAATAAATAGACATATAGATAGGTCTAATTATAGATGGCACAGCCAAGTACTAGACAAGAACTTATTGATTATTGTTTGAGACAGTTGGGTGCTCCTGTACTGGAGATCAACGTTGCAGACGAACAAATCGAAGATCTTGTAGATGATGCCATCCAGTATTTCCAAGAGAGACACTTTGATGGTGTGGGACAAACATATCTCAAGTATCAAATCACTCAGGCTGATGTTGATAGAGGAAAGGCAAGACCACCTGGTGCCGCTGCTTTAAGTTCGGGTAGACCATCGGTTGGTATTGCTTCAACTGCAGCAAGCACTAATATTGTAGGAACTGCAACGACGTTCACATATTACGAAAATAGTAATTATCTTCAGATCCCACCTAACGTTATCGGGATCAATAAAGTATTTCAATACGATGATGCTCAATCAATTAGCTCATCGAACATGTTCAGTTTCAAGTATCAACTGTTCCTGAACGATATTTACTATTGGGGTAACACAGATTTGTTGAGTTACTCAATGGCTATGTCATATTTGGAGTCGATGAACTTCCTTCTGAATACTCATAAACAGATCAGATTCAATCAAAGAAAAGATAGAATGTATCTTGACATTGATTGGAGTAATCTAAGAGTCGGTGAGTTCATCATTATTGATTGTTGGAGAACTGCTGATCCTAACGATTATCCAAGAGTTTATAATGACTCTTTCTTGAAACCATATCTGACTGCCCTCATTAAAAGACAATGGGGTCAGAATCTGATTAAGTTTCAAGGAGTCAAATTACCTGGTGGTATTGAGTTCAACGGAAGACAGTTATATGATGACGCACAGGCAGAACTCGATCGTATACAGGAGAGAATGTTGAGCACATATGAGTTACCACCTCTTGACATGATAGGGTGATGACATATGTTAAATCCCTTTTTTCTTAACGGTACTAGATCCGAACAAAACCTAATCCAAAGTCTGGTCAACGAACAGTTGCAGATGTACGGTGTTGAGGTTCATTACCTTCCAAGACAGTATGCAACAACAAAAACTGTCATAAAAGAGGTCATTCAATCTAACTTTACCGAGGCCTTTCCTTTAGAAGCCTACATCGATAACTATGAAGGTTACACTGGTCAGGGTACCATACTTTCAAAATTTGGAATCGAAAATAGAGATGACCTTCAACTTATCATCTCGAAAGAAAGATTTGAAAACTATATCTCACCATTAATAGAAAATCTCTCTGGAGTTGAGTTAAGTACACGACCAAAAGAAGGTGACTTAATTTACTTCCCACTTGGAGATAGATTATTTGAGATTAAGTTTGTTGAACACGAACAACCTTTCTATCAACTGAAGAAGACCTACGTTTATGAATTAAGATGTGAACTCTTTAGATATGAAGATGAGGTTATTGATACCGACATCACAGATATTGATGATGAGATCGCACAGATTGGATATATCCAGACATTAAATCTTATTGGTGCTGGTACATCTGCGACAGCAACAGCTTCGGTTTGTCCAGTTGGTGGTGTCAATAAGATCTACATCACAAATATGGGAAGAGGATTTACTGGTCAACCAGTGGTTGGATTCTCATCTGCCCCAACAACTGGAACAACAGCCACAGGTATTGCATCAGTAAATTACACATATCCTGCATGTGATGGTAAGTCTGGTAGAGTATCTGCGATCAATATCACAAACGCAGGTTGTGGATACACCGTTGCACCTATAATTACTGTTAATGGTGGAAATGGATCTGGTTTTGCTGCTACAGCTGGTATCTCAACAGAGGGATCAGTTCAAACCATCACCGTCACCAATGGTGGTTCTGGATACATAACAGCACCAAACGTATCTATCGGTTTGACCTCAGGAACGTATCCACTCTTTAGTTCGACTCAATATAAGTTTAGTAGTGGTCAGAACAAGTTTAGTTCTATGTTCCCAACTCCTTCTAGATATGCAGTTGGAGTTGCAACTATAAGTGCATCTGGTATTGTTACAGCAGTCTACATTCTTGATGGTGGTGAAGGATATGATACTCACCCGATTGTTCACATTGACCCACCTGTTGTTGATAGTACAACAGGTATCGGTGGAACATTTACATTCAATGAAATCGTTACTGGATCAATTTCAGGAACCACCGCTAGAGTTAAAGAATGGAACGGTGTCACGGATGTTATGGAGGTTGGTATTATAGACGGTTCATTTAGAGAAGGTGAGATCTTAACAGGAAGTGAGTCTGGAGCAAAGTATATTGTAGGTGGTATTAATACTGATGATATTGTAACTCCATTCGCCGATAATGATAACATTGAAACGGCCGCAGATGCAATCATAGACTTCTCTCAAACCAATCCATTTGGAATGCCTTGATACAAAACTGTTAAATAGAGGTATATACCTGTAAAATAATGTTTGAGTATTTTTACAACGAGATCTTTAGATCTGTTATCATTGGTTTTGGATCAATGTTTAACGGTATACAGATCAAACATAAAGATGACTCAGATGACACCACAAGTGTCATCAAGGTTCCTCTTGCCTATGGTCCTACTCAGAAGTTTCTTGCAAGGTTAAATCAGAACCCCGATCTGAATCATCCTACTCAAATGACACTTCCCAGAATGTCATTTGAGTTTACTAATCTTGCTTACGACCCTGCACGTAAGACTACTCAAACACAACAGATGGTAATTACATCTGCTGATGGAACAGAGGAGAGAAAAACTTATCTTCCTGTTCCATATAATATGACGATTACACTTTCAGTTTACACAAAACTGAATGATGACATGTTGCAAATCGTTGAACAGATTGTTCCATATTTCCAACCAGGTTATACACTTCCAATCAAGTTTCTTGGAAACTTTAATGAAGTAAGAAATGTCCCTGTTGTCTTAGACAACATTGATATGTCCGATGAATATGAGGGGAACTTCGATACAAGAAGAGCTCTTCTCTACACGTTTACATTTACAGTCAAGACAATGGTCTTCGGACCCCTCAAGGATGTCTCTGGCGATATCGTCAAGAAGGTTTCTATCGGTTACGTTGCTGGTAGTAAGGACGGTAGTAGATATGAAAGAGATATCACGTATCAGTCTACACCAAGAGCACTCAAAGATTATGATGGTGTAGTTGCAACATTATTGGCTGAGAATGTTGATATGAATGAAACCGTAATTGATGTTGATAATGGATCCGCACTCACTGAAGGGTCCTATATTTACGTCGATCAAGAGGAGATGTACATTGAGACAATCGCAGATAACAAGATTGTCGTCAGAAGAGCTCAAGATAAGACACCTCTTCAAAATCATGTTAGTGGTACTAAGGTCTTTAATATTAACGCTACCGATAATGCCATGATTGAACTCGGAGATGACTTCGGGTTTGATGGTTCTGTATTCTGAGGTTGAGTATGGATAAGTATGAAAAGCTCAATGAAACTTTTGATGTTGAACCCATCGAAGTAAAAAAGGAAATTAAAAGTGTCGAAAAACAAATCCAAAAATTCGAAAACTCCAACGAAGATATTCGTAAAGACTACGAATATACCAGGGGTAATTTATATTCGATCATTGAAAAAGGACAAGAAGCAATCAACGGTATCTTAGAACTTGCACAAGAGAGTGAGATGCCTCGTGCATATGAGGTTGCTGGTCAACTTATTAAGAACGTATCTGATGCCACAGATAAGTTGATGGATCTTCAGAAGAAACTTAAAGATGTGAATGAGGATAAAGATAAAGGACCCACTAATGTCACAAACAATGCATTGTTTGTTGGTTCTACAGCAGACCTTCAAAAGATGTTAAAGAACGTCAACAAAGATCTAAATACTTAAAAAGATAAGAAATGGCTGCCACTCGTGCTGTTAACATTGTAATCCCTCAGGGTGCTGACTTCAGTGAAAGTTTTACTTCAACTGAGTCTGATGGATCTCTGACCAATCTTAATGGATTTAGTGGTGTATCGAAATTAAAAAAATATGCAGGATCGCCAACGTCCTTTGACTTTACTGTTGGTATAAACACTACAACTTCAAAGGTGTCAATCGCCATGACGGCTCCTATCACGACACCAATAAAACCAGGAAGATATTACTATGATATTGTTTT